GTTGCTGGAGTTGGATGGTCTGCTCCTACATGCTGAGTTACATCTCCTAAATAAAAATCTGAATTACTGCCGGTACTCTCACCGGTTGTTGGTATTGGAGCTAAATAATTTAAGTTATTAACTTTTGTATAATCAAATCCATGGTATAATTTTTCTATATAACCTGTTCCATTGTCTTGTGTGGTAATATCTGTTATTGGTGCTAAATTTATTGAAGTGGTACCAGTAAGTGGCGATACTATGTCTGCTACAGGAGAAGACAAAGCTTTGTTGCCAAATGGAATTTTTGATATAAATGTACTTTCTCCATTTTTTATTCCGGTATTTACTTCAACTCGAACATATCGTGAATTATTTGCATATGTTCCATTTAATTTTATTTGATTATTAGCATTTAATTCATAATATTGATTACCTATTCTACGTTCAATATAATCAGGAGATTTAGGATTTAGATTTACATTTGTAAATGTTTCTACTGCATCTGGATCTAGATCTGTATCGTCTGAATCAAATGGTGTATTTTTAAAATAAGTTGAATTAACTGTTCTTATTTGAACGGTAAATGTACCATAATTTAATGGATCTGCAGTTTCGGATCCTAGTTTAATATCTTTGATTGCTATTTTAGTTTCATAGTTAACTGCAGTACCATGTGATAATGTATGAAATTTAAATAAAGTTGTTGTATTGCCACTTGAATTTTTTTGTGATGTTATCCATGGTGTAGTAGCTGCTTTGTAGTCATTAGTATTTACATATGATCCTGTTTGCAATGACATTGATACATGACCTATATTATTAAATAATGTAGATGCAGTTGGATGTTTTGCAAATTGATATATTGGAAATTTATTACTTCTTGGATCACTACCAAACACAGCTTCTAGATCTTTAGTTCCTGGATTGTTTGCAATTGATCCTGATATAGGAGTAGTATCTGTAACAGCAAAGCTTCCGTCAAATCCTATAGAAGGATCCAATGCTGCCGTATAACCTGGAGTGTCATTATGACCGTTTAATGTTATAGCAAAAGATCCACTTTTATTATCTGCAATTGATGCAGATGACCATAAATTTGCTTCATTAGTAACAGGTCTTGTTGGATGAAATACATGTGTAACGTATTCAGTTGATCCTGACATCGCCGTTAGATACATCAAACCACTGCCAGTTAACGAATAACCATCTTCATATAATAAACGCGTTACCATTATGTTTTCGCCATATGCTAAATGCCTACTTACTAATTCCGGTACATATGTATCTGTTAGTTCGCCATCGCCAAATATACTCCTATATTCATCTATAGTACGAATTAATGTTGGCACTAATGCAGGGCCTTTAAGTGTAGGTCCGACTACTGCAGGGCCTGGTTCTGCTGGGATATTATTTAAATTTCGGGTATTGTCTATTTCTCGTGTAAATACTCCTGGCGAGTTTAACTGTATTGCCATTAAGGTGCTCCTATAATATTATTATAATATTTCTTTATTATAAATATGATGTAACTAGGTCAAAAAATTATAATGGAGTAAATGTGCCATCATTGATATTAATTTGTCCATCACCATATTTTTCTTTAAGTTTAGATAATAAATCTTGCTCTTGTGTTCTTAACGTTTCAAATTCATTTATATAGTGATCTTTTTCTTGTTTTAATACATGAATTTCAGCAGTTATATTACCAATAGCATTATATGTTTTTGAAAAATTTTCTTGTAGATTTTGTATTAATGTTAAATCGTCTTTATCTAATTTACGTGTCATATTTATTTATTATTAATATAATATAATAAAAATTATATAATTATCCAAAATTTTATTTAGATTCTGATATATTATTACCTAAATTAATATCTAAATTAGTACTGAGTCCAGAATTAGCCTGACCGTGTTGTATTTCAACATTCCATATAACTTTTTTTATTGAATGTCGTTTTTTAATAGTTTCGGTATTTACTTCATGTTCTGCTAATAATGTTCCTTTAACTGTTAAAGGAATAGTTGCTCTAGTTAATCTATCTTCTCCAATAGTATTAATAGTTTCAAAATTAACTCCACCCATTACAGATTCAAATTGATTGAAATCTTGTCCCCATGAATATCGATTATGAGGTAATACTTGATCTATTACATCATTAAGCTGTGTAGTAAAATCACACCATATTAATATTTCATATTCTACATTTACATATTTTGGAATATCAACAATATATAATTTATTAGACTTTACTGGTTGAGAAAATGGATTAGGAAATAATGTATCTTGATATCGATTACGACTATTATATTGATTTCGATATACAAAATAATTTGAATCTGGAGTATTATTTACGTCTAGTCCACGATGATTATCTCGCTCTGTTGCAGAATTTCGTTTTAACATAATAATAGGAGATTGAAGTTTTCCCTTTTCATCTCGGGTATATCCTAATCGTTGTACATTATCCCATTTTTCTCCGTTAGAAAAAATTACAGGAACAGCAATAATATTTTTATTAGATGTAACTTGAGGCCTAATTTTATTTTCAATATACCATTTTATAGCATAATCAATATCATATAATGTCCGCTTAGGAGTTCGAATTACATCATCATCCCGACGCTGAATTTCTTTTCGGTTATGAATTGAATCTGCTCTATATCCTTCAGTGTATGCCGGATTCGGTTTATTTGTTTTTTTATCAATATTGTTACGATTAATACGAGCCATTAGAATCCTTTATATGTTGGTGATTTTGTATTACCGCCAAACCTTAAATCTTTTATTGCTTGTGGCGTTTGTCGTGTTACATGTGCATTACATACAACAGATACACTATATCCGTGTTCTTCACCATTAGGCCATGTTTCTGGATTTTTTCCAGCAAAATATTGATTTGCATCTACATTATCTAATTCATAATACTCATTGTCCCATAACACTATATCTCCTACTTCAGGATATATGTCAGCTTTTTCTAATAAATCTCTAGATATTGAAAAAGTAGCTGTTCTAGTATAACTATGACCATAATCATCCATTTGTGCAGACATATCATCTTTTGTAACTACACATGGTAATAATAAAGAATCATAATATGATTTATTTTCTGATTCTCCATATATATTCGAATTACTCTGTTCTATTATTAATTTAAAAAATTCGATTTCAGTATCAATTATAGAATTAATCAGTTCAGCATTAATGGCTGCTACAAATCTTGCATCTCGTTTACCACCAAATAATGCCATAATTTATCCTTATCCAACATATAAACGAAGTGGAATTTTAGCCATCATTTCATTTATTTGTGTTGCTTCTGTATTTTGCCTTGTTAACATTTGTTCTTTTGTCATTTTTTCTAAAAATTCCCGAAGTTGTGTTATTAATGCATCTTTTTCACTTTGTCCTTGAGATACTAAATCACTACCGTTAAGTGTTACTTCGCCATTAGGAATTGGTACTGATGAATATTTACTACGAATATATCCTAACATTTCTTTTGCTACAGCACAACCATATCTAATAATCCACGCACGGCCCATATCATTAATTGTATTGTATTGTTGATACGTATATGGTATATTTGATGCGTCTGATATAGCACCTGTTGTTAGTGCGGTATTACCAAATAATACTGCGTCATTTGCTTTATCTTCTTCAAGCATAAATTCAAACCAAACAGTTGAAAAAAATGGTTCTAAATTAGATCCTGATGTTGTTGGAACTGGATATAATCTTATATCATCTCCGTGAATATCAAATGAATAATGTGATTTTCTTATACGATCGTTAAACTCTATACTTTGTATTCTTAATAAATCTGCGTGTAATGGCATCATCATAAAATTAACAGAAGGAGAAAATCCACCGAAATCAAATGAATCTAATAATTGTTGTGATCCTAATCCAGTTCCAACAAAAGGATCAAAATATCGTATAAGAGCCGGTGGAGCATTGTGTATTACTTTTCTAACTTCAATTCCGTTAGAAGTAGATAATGTTGTTCCTAATGCAGATTCTGCAGCATCTTTTAAACTATATGTTTGTTTACCGGGGGTAACGTTAATTGATGCAGAATACCATTGAGTATGGCCACCTGTGTCTGCTTCAGTACCATATGCTTTTGATAATTTAGTAATATATCCAAATGAATTACCAACAACAGTGCCGGTAAATCCAGAATCATTCATAAAACTCGACCCTGTTTGAATTCCAATAGTATTTACTAAATTATTAACAATATTAACTTGGTTAACTTGATTAGAATATTCAATTACAGCTGCTTCGAATGCAGTATAAAAATTTATATCTTCTAATTCCACATCCATAACTGGATATCCAACATGTTGTGCTGCGAATTTAGCAAATTTATCTGCGTGTTCTTGAAATACGGTATCATTATCAAAAAAGCCAAATGGAGTCTGTCCAACAGAAAATGATGAACTTCCGGGCCATATTGGTTTATTTTCGCTATAATCCATGAATATACCTTATTTTAATATAAATATCAAGTATGTTAGAATAATTTGGTAAGAGTGCTTTCTAAAAGAGTCATGTCTTTTAGAGTTTCAATTTTTCCCATACATAATTTACGTACAGCAAAAAATGATTGTCGGGGAGGATATTGTGTCATAAGTTTTATTGTTACCAATTCGTGTTCTTTGCCTAAATCTTTTTCTATATGAACCATTAGTACTAATCGTATAGCTCTAATTCTGTCTAATACGTCTACTAAACGACCTGAATATCGTATACGAACTTGCATTGAATATTTACTTCTTGAAACTGCCATAATACTATTTATATATAAATATATTTAATTAAAATTTGTCTAAAAATAAATCATTTTTATTACGATTCTCTTTTCTTAAAGATTTTTTCTAATCCTGATATACCGAAACTTCCTAATGTGATTATCACAAAAGAATTATAAATAAATTCATTAATAACTAAATCTTTACCGGTATATCCTGTTATTATATCTACTATTATCACAATAACCATTACTGCAAATGAAAAGAATCCTATTACAGATTTTTCATTGACATCGTTTTTGTCTTTAAATATATTTCGAAATGACATTTGATATTCCTTTTTTTTTATATAAATATCAAAATAAATCAGTAAAAAAGGGTGAATTAAAAAATCCACCCTAATATTATGTATTAAAAATTAAATCCTATAGAGTATTTAATCCTTTAACATATACTTTACCATAAAATTCTGGTCTAAC